ATTAATCATAACCTCCATACCCTCACCAGCCTGATCATCCCACGTAATCTTCCAAAAACCATTACCAGCAATAATACTCCACATCATCGCCTCTTCACGCTTCTCAGTAAGACTAAACGCATCCCACCAATAATCAAGAAGATTCTCAGCAACCTCAGTAGCCTTCTGAGCCTCAAAAGACGACTGACCCGGAGTAGCAAAAAACTGCGGCTTCGACTTAACAAGCCGACTAAGAAGCGACTGCGTATTCGGAGCAATCTGATTCGACACAAGCCTCACACGATAACGAGGCTTATCGCCCTCATCCGTAGGAAGCGACTCAATACGCCGCGACTTACGATTATAAAACACATACTGCTTACCCTTATAAAACGCAAGATTCAACTTCCACTGACGCGCAACTAACTCGCGCTGACGCTCCAACTCATCCACACGCTTAACGAGACTAGCCGCCGAAGCAAAACCAGTAGGAATATCATCAACATAATTATCGGTAGTCTCGTCCAATACAAGCCTCCTTAGAGAAATTCAATATCACTAGGAGCAAGGCCAGCCTTAGAAAGCAAATCATTATACTCATCAGGAGTAATAATACCCTGCTTCAACGCCCAATCAGCATCCTGCTCGTCCTCACTCACCCTCAATTGGCCCATCGGAACGTCGCTTAGAGGCTTTGCGCCCTCCAGCCTTAGCCTTTCCAACCTCAGCCTCTCCGTTTCCAGATTCAACATCTCCTGCGTCCACGCTCTTTGCGTCTCCAGAATCTCCTGCATCACGCTTAATAAGAGTGTATCCCGCTGCCTCAGCCAACCAAACAATCGTACTCTCCTTCACTAATCTATTCCGACTATTACGCATACACGGCGACGGCTTATTACGAATACCCGTATCAATAACAGGCTCATCAAAACCCAACCGCTCACCAGTAATAGCATCCGCACTAGAAGAACGAACAGTAGTCACAAAAGGATCCATTACCACATACTCCCCATCATCTCGTCAACAAAACGGTCTTCCTTCTTCTCAGAAGGCAAATCAGCAAGAACCCAATCCGGCATACCCCCCGGCCTAGTCTCCTGCATAGGAGGAGCCAACTCCCCCAACAAAGCACCAGCAGTACGAAGCGCAATCTCCATACTATCCAAACAGTCATCCTTAGGAGTCCGCAACGAAGAATCATAATCAACCCACTCCTGAATAAAATCAGCATGATCCTTCCGAATACGCACCTTACCAATCCTAAACAACGGACTCATAGCAAGAATACGCTCCCACTTCTTACCCTTCGCAAACATCGGAACAACCGGCGGCATAGTTTGCAGCCTTTCAGTCTGCTGCACCAGAGCCGCCTGATAAGCATTAGACTCGATACCAATAATCTCCGGCTTATATTTAATATAATACTCCTCAATCTTGAGAAGTTGCTCCGCAAATGGGATTCTCGCCGCGTACTGCTCTAGTAGAAACACTTCGTTAGAGTCTGATACCCCAATAATTGTGATTACGAACCTGTCCGCATTGGCGGATAGGCTGATCGCGGGGTCTACTCCCATATATTTTCGCAGTTTTAGCGGTTTTCCCTCATCATCAAGCATATCATCGTTAGTGTAGTAGTGCAGCCAGTCTCCAGCAAGGTCTTTGCCTGCCATACTGTCAAAACTCGCCATATACTCTTGTGCGAAAAGCAGCGGATGGTATCTGGACTGCACATACTCCCACTCTTCACGACGAAAGTACGGATTATCAATGCTACGATACTCTACACGACTATTATTCTCGTCTTTGCGAGCGTCAGCACTGAAAAACTCTTCATAAAACCAGTTTTTCTGGTTTGGTGTGGTTGTCGTGATAAGCAATCCTTGCTTATCTGACAGTGATGGGCGGATTACGCCCCAAGCCTCGTCTGTTTTGATGAATGCGGCCTCGTCCATCCAGAGAATATCCAAGCCCGCGCCGCGAAGAGACTGTGGATCCTCAGCAGACTTGAATTCTACTAGGCTCCCATTCTCAAATTCGAAACGCAAACCACCCTTATTCTCTTTTACTTCCTTACCAATCGTCAAACCGGCCTTAATGCACACATCTCGGAAGGTAAGATACGATGGACGACCCACCTTATACGACGCAGAAAGCGCCCAAACCCACAAAGGAGACTCGCTCTTACGATTATGAGCATCCAAATGGAATTGTTGTGGGTGCAAGCAGTAGAATAATACTTCCCAAGCGGCGGAAAGGGTCTTTCCACCGCGCCGCCCAGCCACCAAGTGACGAAAACGAGTAAGATTCTTACCATGCGTATCAGTATGAAACAAGGTTTGATAATAATGAGGCGCATAACCCTTAGATAAGAACCATCCCATCTTGCCGGGATACTCTAGAATATGCGACTCGATCTGCTTTGCAGAGAGTTTATCATTATTATACGAGTAGTTTCCCACGTTTTCTCCCTAATGGGGTCGATGATCCCCACACTTCGGACATTTAGAATAATACGCGGGATGTTCTAGATCACACGCATGACAATACCATGGCTCTTTACGCGCTTCTTTAATGCGCCGCTTAGGCTGCACATTAGAATTAAACATTATAACTCCTAAATACTATTACGATAACCATAAACACGAATATTATTAACCAAACTACCGCCATTTAAAGTAGTAAATGCTAAACCAGAATAAGAAGTAGCCACCCTATGTGATCCCATCATTACGCGCATATACCTTGCATCTTGAATCATATTTCCAGTTAAAGTTGTTTGCCTTGCAATAAAAGGCCCAAGAAGATCAATACTACAAGAATCCGCCGTGGTAGAACTAGCCGGAGGAAATCCAACACGCCAACTACTACTATTAGCCTCTCCGTCACCAGTCCAACCACTAGCAGCAGTATTTGAATCAAGATAAGCCTGCTGAGTATAGTACAAAGTAGAACTAGAAGTACCAGAATTCTGCAAACGCATTCTTAACCAATCACCAATAGAAGCAGAAGCAATATTAATAATAATTTTATAATTCTCGTATTTACTAGAAAATAAGTTGTTAACAAATGTTTCGCCTGTACCAGACACAGTTAAAGCATTAGAATAAATTAACTCCAATCCGGGAGGATTATCCGTATCAAGCATACTAATCCAAGAAGACCCATCACAAATCTTCAACTCATTAGTATCCTTCTGAAACATCATAACACCCTCAAGCGCCGCACTAGCAGCAGGAAGATCCGCCACAGTATCAATAACAGTAGCACCAGTATTAGGAAAAGCCTTAGCCATCACATCACCACTTAATAATATAATTCAACATCATAGTAGGCTGCACATTCTGCTGCGCGCCCTGAGACTGATTATGATTATCCGTCGTACCACTATGCGAGTGCGAACCCCCGCCGCCAGTGCCATTATTAAACCCGCCCAGAGTGGCGTTTGTATCTGCAAAACGGAGTAGGTTTGGGGCGGGACTTCCCTGATATGCGCTAGTCTGCCCATAGACATAATACGTGTGCTCGTGACCGCCACCAGTAGTAGACCACGTATGCGTATGCCCCTGCAAACGATAATCACCAATAACCTGCCCACGAGTAGCCGCACTATTATTAGCAGTATACAAACGACTCGTATCAGAATTATTAAAATCAACACCAGCAACCACACGACCACGCAAATCAGGCAAATAAAAATTACCCCCACCATCAGAACCAAAAGCATTAGCCCCAACAACAGCATACAACGAAGCATACGTCGTCTGAGAAACAGCAGCACCATTACACAACAACCAACCCGTCGGAACCTCACCAACAGCACCACCAAAAGGAGCAATCAAACCAACAGGAGCATAAAACGACCCATCCCGCAACGCATCCAACGCATCACTCAACTCAACAATCGCAGTACGCAAATCAGTATAATTCTCCAACACAACAGGATCACCAGCCTGAACAGTCCCAACAGCCGACACCGCCGAATCAACACCACTCATAGCACTCAAAAAAGGATCCCAATTAGGACTCGTAGTAGGATACGCCACAAAACACCCCCTTCACAAAAACAAAAAAAACAAACCCTCACATAGTATAACACCAAAAACACCACAAACATGAAACAAAAACTTAAAACTTAACAAACTCTTAACATACATACACGGAAACAAGCCAAAACCAAAGTGTACAAAAAATATAAGCATAGTAATTATATGTGGTGGTGGGTGCCGGGGCGGGGGCATGGGTGCGCGTATATGCGTATGCGCCTGAGGATTCTAACAACGATTTTACAAGGGGTACTAGTGTAAAATGTGAGAATCGGAGTGTCACATTTGACAACGAGTCACATAGGTTATATATAACCTATGGTATTAGTATCTTACTATCAGCCTATACTCTCTATTCAGATACTATAGTATAATATATATATTATTACTATAGTCTGAATAGGAGATACTAACTACTAAGAGTAGTATACTCTTAGTAGTATTAGTCTTACTATGTAAGACTATCTTTGTATGACTAGAATATTCATCTTTAGTAGTTACTAGTAACTACAATAAAGATGAGTAAATAAGCCATAATCTACTACTTACAAGGTAAGTTAGTAGATTGTACGGTTAGACTCGTAGAGTCTATTACTAGTTTAGACTACTTTGTAGTCTAGTTTGGTATCTCTTCTCTTATCTAAGAACTACTGTGCCTTTGGCAAGTAGTTCTATAAGAGATAGAGATAGGGTTAGACTACTCTCTCCTATGAGAGAGTTAGTCTAGGGAG